AGGCTACACGCATCATGGAAGATGGCAACCAAATCAGCCAAACCTACCATCGTTCAAGCCTGACACCCGCACAAGACCTAACAGGCGTTCCCGCTAATGTCGTTGCAATCTGCAATGCGGCTTGGACGACAGAGGTTATTGCGGCTTATCAAGCGGCACAGGCTGCTGAAGCTGCTCGAAATAATGCTTGATCATGGATGCAGATGTTGACAAAAGGCTTGCCGTGCATGAGGCGATTTGTTTAGAGAGATACAACAATATTGACCGGTCACTGCGCGATGGGGACAAGCGCATGACCAAGATTGAATACTTGCTCTATGCGGTAATCATTGCCGTTTTGTTTGGACCAGGTGTGGCTGCCGAATTCGTCAAGAAAATATTTGGGCTATGAAAGACTGGGCCGTGGCAATCATTGCTGCGGTCTGCATCACTGTCTTTGTGATTTGGGGCAGTTTTGTCATTGTTTTGTTGTGGCCATGATCTATGCTCTGGTCCTATTAGCAGCAGCTGCCGAATACAGATGCACTAGGTGGGCATGGACCGGTGATGTCTACAATCGGAGAGTTGTTTGTCTCAAATGGGAAAAGGTTGAGAAAAGATGATTGATCCGATGACAGCCCTGGCGGGGATACAAAGCGCCATCAGCATGGTCAAGAAGGCCAGCAAGGTTGCCAATGACTTAGGCTCACTTGCCCCAATGATTGGCAAGATGTTTGATGCCAAGTCTGTGGCCACCAAGGCACTGATTGAAGCAAAAAAGGGTAAGGGTTCCAACATGGGAACGGCCCTCCAGATCGAGATGGCATTGGAGCAGGCCAGATCATTTGAGGAAGAGCTGAAAATGCTATTTATGACATCAGGAAAGATTGATGTCTGGAACAAGATCAAAGAGCGCCAGGCTCAAATGGACAGGGATGATGCCAGAGAGCTAAATGCTTTACAAAAAGCAGAGAAGGCGGCCAAGGCTAAAGAAGATGAAATGCAAGAGCTGGCCATCATCATTGGCGGGGTGGCTTTTGTCTTGTTTCTGGTTTTTGTAGGCATCAATGAATTGATGGACTTTTGTAACACAACCCGCAGATGCGGTGGCAGATGAATGAGTATCAGAAAACTTTTGACCTGGCACTCAAGATATTCATCTATGGGTGTGTGGCTTTATATTTTCTAGGTTTTCTGAAGTTTCTGCCAGATGATTTATCTGACAAAATTGTCAATTTACTGCTGGGCAGGATAGGATTAGGCAAATGAGATATTTATTGCTTCTTTTATTGCTGACTGGCTGCGAAGATCGGTATCGATATAAGTGCCAGAATCCTGACCACTTTCATGCAGCAGAGTGCCAGAAGCCAAAGTGTTTATTCACTCAGCAGTGTCCAGAGTATCTGGTCGCACCCATCTTGGAGAAACAAATCAATGCAAACCAGCCAGAAGCAAAATCTAACCCCTGACGAGATCGAGGTCAGAGTCTGGGGCTTTGTGGTCATTGCGGTGACTTGCATTCTTTGCTTCATTGTTGTGGCGCTTTTGTACTCTGTGACATTTGTCACTCAGCCCATCAAATCTATGGCCCCGATTGACCAGGCATATACCAAGATGCTGAACGACATTGTTTTGCTTATTGTTGGCGGCATTGGTGCGGTGATGGGCAAGAAGGCCGTGGGGTCTGCTGCCAAGGCTTTTGGTGGCCAGCAGTCCATGCAGCCGATGGGCCAGTGCATAGGCCAGCCCATGCAAGGCTATGGCCAGCAATACGGCTACAGCAACAATCACGGATTTAATGCAAAGACCAACGGCATCCCAAGCCAGCCATTTGGCGCCATGCCCACTTGGACCAATCCAGAACTAGACGAGTCATGGACTCCTGGTCCACCACCAGACACGCCACCGGACCATCTTGAGGATGACCATGAGCGCGTGCAATTGGCTGCGGCCAGACAGGAGGCAGAATAATGTTTGGCATCCCACTACCCTATTTGGCTCTGGCCATTTGCATTGCCTTGTTTGGTTCTTACCGAGGCGGCTATCACTTTGGCTGGGAAGACAGGGACAATGACATGAAGTTGGCCATTGCCAAAAAGAATGATGAAGCCAGAGCCAAAGAGAAAGAGCTTGGCGAGAAGCTGCAAGATCAGGAAACGAAACTCAGAAAGGCCCAAGATGATATTGTCAAAAAACAGTCTGCTATGCATGAGCTTGCTAGGACTGGCCGGTTGCGCCTCCCAACCGCAAGTTGTCCACAAGCCAATGCAAGTGCCAGCATTGCCATTGGAAATACACAACCCAGCCAGCCCGATGAAAGCGAACTTGAGCGACAGACTATTGCAACTCTTATCGACCTCGCAGCCGAAGGAGACAAAGCCATCAACAAGCTCAATGCCTGCGTCAGCGCCTACAACGAAGTGAGGGTTTTAGTCAATGGTCAATAGTGAACAACTGGCCAAACTACACATTGGCCCAGAGTGGGTGGATGCTCTTAATGAGACATTCCAGCGCTTTGACATTTCAACGCCATTGCGCCAGGCTGCATTCATTGGCCAGTGTGGCCATGAGTGTGGACAGTTTAAGGTGCTGCAAGAAAATCTCAATTACAGGGCAGAGGCTTTGCAGAAACTTTGGCCAAAGCGCTTTGATGCGGCCAAGGCCCAAGCCTGCGCCAGAAATCCAAAGCTCATTGCCACGGCTGTCTACAGCAACCGGATGGGCAACCGAGATGAGGCATCAGGGGATGCCTGGCGTTTTATTGGAAGAGGTTGCATCCAGCTGACTGGCTCTAGCAATTACTATCATGCAGGCAAGGCACTGGGTGTGGATTTGATCATGCAGCCTGAGCTGGTGGCCACACCCCAGTATGCTGCGCTGACTGCCGGATGGTTTTGGGACACCCACAAGCTCAACCAGTATGCGGATAGTCAAGACTACAAGACCATGACCAAAAAGATCAATGGCGGCTTTATTGGCCTAGATGACCGGATCAAACACATCAACCATGCACTGTCTGTCCTGACATAATTAGCCCATGGCCAATGTCAAGCAACAATTAGAGTCTCCATCTATACCGAGTCTGGGATATCCACCAGAAGCGTATGAGCGCAGGCACTTGAATGAAAACTATGGCGCTTTAAACAATTACTTCAGAAAACTGACCACAGCACTAGGTTCATTGTTTGGACCAAGGGGCGGCAAGTTTATGAATATCCCCTATGGGGCTTTTCAAGACTCAACTGACCAAGTGGCTGCCAATACCACAACGGCCTATGCGGTCACATTTAACACCACAGACTTTAGCAATGGTGTGACAATAGCCAGCAGCAGCCGAATCACTGTGGCCGATGCCGGAATCTGGAACTTGCAGTTTTCCATTCAGTTTACAAATACGACAAATGCCTCTCAAGATGTAGATGTCTGGTTTCGGGTCAATGGCACAAATTCGGCTAACTCAAACAGCCGATTTGGCTTTGCACCTAGAAAAGGTGCTGGAGACCCGTATCACACCATTGCAGCCATGAATTACTTTTTGAGCTTAAATGCCACAGACTATGTTGAGATAATGTGGAGGCCAACCGACACGGGTGTGTCCATTGAACAATACGCTGCTGGAACAAGCCCAACAAGGCCGGCAGTCCCATCGGCCATTGTCACAATGAGCTTTGTCTCAAACCTACCAACATAATTGCCATCATGTATATACCACTTAAACTACCACCAGGCATCTACAGAAACGGCACAGAGTACCAGGCAGCAGGCCGATGGTTTGATGCCAATCTGGTGCGCTGGTACGAGAACACTTTGCGGCCCATGGGTGGCTGGAGAAAACGTGCAACTGGCCAGATGACGGGTTTGTGCCGAGGCTTTATTACTTGGCGCGATAACAGTGCCACACGCTGGATTGCAGCAGGCACTCAGTCCAAGCTCTATGCCATGAACGAGGCTGGAACACTCAAAGACATTACCCCAACCGGATTTACAACTGGCTTGGCCAGTGCATTGTCAACGACAGGCTATGGATACAGTGGTTATGGCACATTGGCCTATGGCACTGCAAGGCCAGACAATGGCGCCAGCCAGCCGGCCACCACATGGTCCATGGACACATGGGGTGAGTATTTGGTGGCTTGCTCCAATGCAGATGGCAAGCTCTATGAGTGGCAATTGGGTTTCACCACACCCACACTAGCAGCAGCCATTACCAATGCACCGACAAGCAATAAGGCTTTACTTGTCACTGCCGAGCGCATTTTGATGGCGCTTGGTGCTGGTGGAAATCCCAGAAAAGTGCAGTGGTGCGACCAAGAGAACAATACTCTTTGGACACCGGCAGGCGACAACTTGGCAGGCGACTATGAACTGGCCACGCCTGGCACATTGATCGCTGGCAAGCGGGTCAAGGGTGTCAATCTTCTGTTTACAGATGTGGATGTCCACACGGCCCAGTATGTTGGCGCTCCATTTGTCTATGGCTTTGAGAAGGCCGGCAGCGGCTGCGGTCTCATTTCAGCCCAAGCGGTGGCGGCCATTGATACTGCTGCCATTTGGATGAGCAAGGCAGGCTTTTGGATGTATGACGGCTATGTCAAGCCACTGCCAAGTGACGTGTCTGACTATGTCTTTGGCAATATCAACTTTAACCAGGCATCCAAGGTTTACTCTGTCCACAATAGCAAGTTTGGTGAGATTTGGTGGTATTACCCAAGCAGTGCAAGCAATGAAAATGACAGCTATGTCACTTTCAACTACAGAGAAAACCACTGGAACATAGGCACATTGGCCAGAACTGCTGGCACTGATGCCGGAGTGTTTACCAACCCAATGGCCGTGTCCACTGATGGTTACATCTACGAGCATGAGGTCGGCTTTGCCTATGACAGCGCCAGCGTCTATGCCGAGTCTGGACCAGTCCAATTGGGCAATGGCGACAACATCATGTCAATTCGCCAAGTTGTGCCAGATGAGCAGACACTGGGTGAGGCGGTGGTCTCATTCAAAACCCGTAATTACCCAACTGGCACACAATCGACATTTGGGCCATTTACGGCAGCCAACCCCACAGATGTCCGGTTTGCAGCGCGTCAGGTCAATGTCAAGGTGACTGGTGCGGTATTGGCTGACTGGCGCATTGGGATAATGAGGCTTGATGCCGTGCCAAGTGGAAAGCGATGAGTGATCAAGAGCATTTGGAAAGGTTACGCCACCATGTGGAGGCGGCATTAGAATACTCTGGAGGCACACACAATTTTGACGACATTGCCGAGATGGTCCAGCGCAATCAATTGCAGCTGTGGCCAGCCAAAGACTCGGTGGTGTTAACAGAGATCATTGTCTATCCCAGGCTAAAGAATTTGCATTATTTTCTGGCTGGTGGCGACCTAGATGAACTCTCACGGATGAGACCAATGATCGAATCCTGGGGCAAATCACTTGGTTGCACCAGGGTGACTTTGGCAGGCCGAAGAGGCTGGTCAAAGACATTTTTGAAAGACGAAGGCTACAGTCCACAATGGTCTGTACTTGCAAAGGAACTTTAGGGGATAAATATGGCATCAATAGCACTCAACTACGCGCTAAACAATGGCATGACGCAAGAGCAATTTGATCAAAGAATCTTTGATTATGTTGCCCAAAACATTGCCACCAAATCACCGGCAGAATTGCGCATTGAGATGGACCGACTGGGTGTCAGTCCTGACGATGTGGCGCGTGCCACTGGCGTGAGTGCTGCTGATGTTAAGGCCCAATATGCTGAAGCCTTGCCACAAACCCAAGCAGAAATGGTTGCCAAGGCTGCGGCTGATGCAGAACTTGCAGGCCGTGTGGCCAAAGACACTACAGCCACCCAAGCAACCAAAGACATTTACAGTCAAGCAGCTGCTGTCTCCCAAGGCTTACTTGGACCAGATACGGCAGCACAAGCAGCAGCGACCAAAGCGGCTGCTGATTTGGCAGCGTCACAAAAAGCTGCTGCTGACAAATTGGCTGCTGATAATGCAACGGCAGCGGCTGCTACAGCTGCGGCTGCTGCAAAAGCAAAGGCGGCATCTGATAAGGCTGCGGCTGATGCTGCTGCCCTTGCCGCATCTAATGCGACTGCTGCCCAAAAAGCAGCAGCTGATAAAGCGGCAGCCGATGCCTTGGCCGCATCTAATGCTGCGGCTGCCAAGGCTGCTGCTGATGCAAAAGCTGCTGCTGCTGCACAAGCTGCTACTGATGCGGGATTGGCTGCTGCGGCTGCGGCTGCAAAGACTGCTGCTGATAAGGCTGCGGCTGACGCTGCGGCCATTGCTGCATCTAATGCAACTGCTGCCCAAAAGGCTGCAGCAGACAAGGCGGCTGCTGATGCCTTGGCCGCATCTAATGCTGCTGCTGCAAAGGCTGCGGCTGATGCAGCTGCCAAAGCTGCGGCTGCAAAGACCACCAACACTACCACTGGCACACAATCAGCAGCGCTTGCTTGGGCTTTGGCTAATGGGATGACTCAGCAGCAGTATTACAAAAACATTTTTGATTTTTATAGCAAGAATTCTGGTCTTTCTGATTCCATGCTGCGCTCAGAAATGGACCGACTACAAATCAGTCCACAGGATGTGGCGGCTGCAACTGGTTCAAGTCTTGAAAGTGTTTTGGCACGATATAACAACGCCAAGGCAACAACGCCAGCAGAACTGGCAGCGCAACAAAAAGCCCAAGCTGATCTAGCTGCACGCCAAGGTCAATGGGCAGAACAACAAAAAGCCAATGAGACTGCATGGGCAGCGCAGCAGGCTAAAAACGCTGCTGACTGGGCTGCCCAGCAGAAGCTGATGCAAACTGCGCAGAATGCTTATGGTGCAGCACCATTGACTCTTGGCCAGAAGTTTGGCAGCTATGAGTCAATCCCAATTGGCGCTCAATACAACCCTGCCGTGACTCCTGGTGGCGCGTCACCCTACAGCATGGTCATGGGCCAGATGACCCCATTCCAAAACCCTTATGCTAACTTTGTGCCTGGCACGGCACTGGGTGGATATAACCCCAATCTATACAGCGACATTGCAACAAACAATGCAGCAGCGGCAGCAGCTAAAGCGGCTGCTGAAAATCAAGCTGCAAACAGTGCATTGCTGATGAATGGCGCGGCTGGTGGCGCTGATGGTGGCGGCATTGGTGTTGGTGATGGTGATGGCAGTGTTGGTGATAGCGATGGCGGTGGTGCTGGAGATGCTGGCGATGGTGTTGGATACGCTATGGGCGGCATGGTTAACAGTTTGCTTGGCCCAAACCCAGCAGGCCCAGACGATGGCATGGCCGCACTTGATCGTGGCGAATATGTGATCAAAAAATCAGCAGTCAATAAGTATGGCCGTGGTCTTTTGGACATGATCAATGAAGGCAAAGTGCCAGCCAAGAAAATCAGATCATTGTTAGATTAAGGGGAAAGAATATGTCTAAAGGTGGCGGAAGCACACAAACAAGCTCAACGTCTATTGATCCACAGATCAAAGAAGCGTTTTTAGCCAATTTTCAGCAGGCCCAAGGTGTTGCCGGTGCATTGCCGATTCAGCAAATTGCTGGTCTCAATCCAATGTACCAGGCAGGCGAGGAGGCTCTGGTCAATACCGGCCTTGCTGGCCCAGGCATCACTGGCACTGACATTGCAGCCCAAATGGCCGGCTATGGCGGGTTCTATCAGCCAGCGGAAATCAGAGCGCAGCAGACTAATCTTGGACTTGGTCAGGGACCAGGCACGATTGGCTCTTACATGAATCCATACACCAGTGCAGTGCGCACCAACGCATTGGCTGATTTGGAGTCTGCACGCCAAGCGGCTATCAGGCAGACTGGCCAGCAGGCCATGCAAGCCAAGGCATTTGGTGGATCACGCCAAGGTGTGGCCGAGGCTTTGACTAACCAAGGGTTTGCCAAGCAGGCTGCCACATTAGGCACAACATTAAACGAGCAGGCATTCAATCAGGCCATGGCGATGCAGCAGGCTGACATTGCACGCCAATCAGCAGCAGACTTGGCCAATCAGCAGGCAGGCTTGCAAGGTGCGCAGTTTCGCCTGGGAGCAGCTGGCCAGCTTGGCGGCTTGGCAGCGCAGCAGCAAGCATTGCGTCTTGGTGGCGCTCAAGCGGTCATGGGCGCTGGCGGTGCGCGTCAGGCTCTGGAGCAGCAACAAATGGATGCAATCCGAAATGTTGGTTTGCAGCGTCTTGGTGTGGTCCAGTCAAGTTTGGGTGCGCAGCCTGCAAACCTTGGAATGCAGTCGGTCACGCCCCAGTATTCAAACCCAGCAGCTGGCGCTTTAGGTGGCGCTCTGGCTGGGGCAAAACTTGGAAGTGTTGTGCCAGGCATTGGCACTGCATTTGGCGCAATTGGTGGCGGTTTGCTTGGCCTTTTGGGCGGTTAAGGGGTAAATAATGGCAACTGAATTTGATTTGGCATCGTTTTTCGGTGGTGGTGGTGACAGTGAAATTGAAAAATTACTGTCTCCCAAGCAACGAGAGCAATTGTCTATGCAGGCCACACTGGCTGCTGCTGCCCAATTGCTCCAAGCAGGTGGGCGAAGCTCACAACGCATTGGACTTGGCCAAGCACTTGGTGCAGCTATGCAGGCCGGCCAAGGTGCTTATGAAAAGGGAACAACCAGTGCCGTTCAAAATTTGCTTTTAGGTGAGAAGTTGAAAGAGGGTCAACGCGCTAGAGACTTGCAAACCAAAGTCGCTGGTGTTTTGACAGGTCCAGCACCACCTGCATTAAGTCCAGAGATGCAAGCCTTGGCTGCTCCTGGTATGCAGGCCGGCCCAACCATGGCCCGTGCTGAACTGGCTGCAAGCATTCAACCGCCAAGCGCCAACGAACTAAAGGCTGGTCAGTATCAACAGATTGCAGATATTTATGCAGCCCAAGGCAAGTCTGAAGATGCCAAGCGTTATCAAGATATAGCCGAGAAACTTAACCCAAGGGCTGAAGTTGTTGGCCAACCATTTGAGGTAACTGACCTTAAAGGCAATGCCATCTTGGTCCAGCAGTACAAAGATGGCACTGTGAAAACCATGCAAGGTTTTGGTCCAAAGCGCGATGTTGTTTTGCAAAATCTTGGTGGCCAGACTGTGGCCATCGACAAGTCAAAATTAAAAGGCAATGAGCAATTTGCCCAGACAATGACTCCAGGCGAAGTGGCATCCAATATTGTGGCTCAAGGAAACCTTGCAGTAAATCGTGCCAATTTGGGTGTTGCACAAGGCGGCTTGGCTTTGCGTCAACAAGAATTTGCCCGTGGTGGATATCAACTCAAAGAAGGCCCAGAAGGTCTGTCTTATGTTCCAACTGCACCAGGCGGCCCAACCATACCAGTGATGACAGCAGCCGGAACACCATTTGAAGGTGCTGGCGCAAAACCTACTGAAGACCAAAGCAAATCAGCTGGCTTTGCTTATCGCATGAAGCAGTCAACAAATATCTTTAATCAGCCTGTATTAGATAAATCAGGTCAGCCAATCATTGACCCCAAAACAGATAAACCAGTCACACTTGAGCAGGCTTATGGAAAGCCTGGTACATATCAGGCCATTATGCGTGCCATTCCAAGCGCTGGATTGACAACTGGATTGGCCAATGTTTCAGAAGATGTTGGTCGGCAACAGTATCGTCAGGCTCAAGAGAATTGGGTCACTGCTAATTTGCGACCAGAATCTGGTGCAGTTATTGGTGCTGATGAAATGGAAAAAGAAATTGCTAAATATTTCCCACAGGCCAATGATGCGCAAAAAACCATTGAGCAAAAACAACGTGCCAGACGCGACACTGAACTGGCCATGACTGTACGAGCTGGACCAGCTTATAAGCAAATTGAAAAACAAGTGGCTGCACAGAATGCGGCAGCACAAGCTCCAGCTCCCACTGCTGGTGTTCCTCGATTAGTAAAAGACCCAGCGACTGGTCTCTATCGTTATGTAACGGAGTAAAAAGATGGCTGAAAAAATTGTTCAAATCCCAAATATTGGGCCAGTGGCTTTTCCTGAAAGCATGACTGATGAGCAAATCATCAAGGCCATTCAAGCATTGCAAGCGCCAGCTGCTGCACCAGCACCAAAACCAACTGGTAAAACACCAGAGTCTTTTGAATCTAAGATTTTGAATTCACCAGTTGGCGGTGTTATTCGCGGTTTGCGTGATATTCCAGATGCTGGCGCTCAATTGCTCACTCGCGGCCTAGAAGCTATTTCCCCAGCAGGCTCAAGTCTTGAGCAGTTTGCCCAAGCAGAACGCAGACGAGTCGAAGATATCAATCGTCAGGCCGAATTGGATTACCAGAGAAACTGGCGACAAGGCCAAATGCAACAAGGTGAAATTGATGTGGGCCGAGTCGGTGGCAATATTGCAGGCACATTGATTCCATCCACTGCTGCCGTGCGCGTACTTGGCGCGACCACTGCTCCAGTGCGTGCTGGCGCGATTACTGGTGCAGTCGGTGGTGCTTTTCAACCCGTGGCTACACCCCCATCAAGAGACACAACATTGTCTGATTTGGTCACTGGCCAAAAGCCCCAAGGCATGACAACACCAGAATTCTTTGCCCAAAAAGTCGAACAAATGGGTGCTGGCACTTTATTTGGCGCTGGCGCTGGATATGGTGCAGACAAATTGTCTAAGTTACTTTTTGGTACTAAACCAGCAGCCATGCCAATGCCTGGTCAACCAGGAGTCGGTGGCGCTCAAGTCAATGTCACAACAACTCCAACTGCCACAGTTACTGGTGGTGGCATGACTCCAGGTCTTGTCGGACCAGATGCATCAGCCGGATTGACTGCGGCCCAGCAAGCCATTCTTAGCCGTGGCAAAGAAATGGGATTTCGCACAACGCCTGGTCAAGAGACTGGCTCTAGGTCTTTGCAGCAGATGGAAGCTCGAATGGAGTCAAACCCATTTACTTCTGGACCATTTAACACAATCAAAGATACAAACCAAAAGATTCTTAACCGATCCACAGCGCAGGCCATTGGTGTTGATTCCACAGAATTAAGCAACCCAGTATTGGCCAAAGCACAGCAGCAAATTAGCAAGGTTTATAACAGTGTTAAATCTCCAGATGTTAAACCCGTTGACGGCATGACAATGCAAACAGGTATTGAGATTATTGACAAAGCATTTGAGGGTTTGACCACTCAGCCACTCAAGTCAAATATTTTTGTCAAAAACTTGCAAAATTTGGCAGCCAAAGGAGAGGCCAGCGGTGAGGAGTTAGTTAGCCTATCTACAAAACTTGGAAAACGTGCCAAAAACGAAATGACCACAGTCATGGGTGATCGTGAGCTTGGCAGTGCTTTGTTTCAGTTAAAAGAAATGGTCGATGATGCCTTGGCCCAAGGTCTGTCAAAAGAACAACAGGCCGCATTCCAGCAGGCCCGTGCCAACTATCGCAATTTGATGACCATCAGGTCCAATCAAGGTGTGGTAAATCCATCGACTGGCAATGTGTCAGGATTGAATCTGGCCAGCGCATTAACCCGTAAAGACCCACAAGGCTTTGTATTTGGATCAAATCAGACACCGATGTATGAGGCGGCCAGATTTGCCCAAGCATTCAAGCCAATTGTTGGTGATTCTGGAACGGCCACAAGGTCCATGGAAGTCAGCCCATTGAGCATGATGCTGGCCGCGCCAACAAACATTGCAGCCCGTGCCTATACGGCCCAGCCAACTGCTAATCTTGCCTCCAGAATGCAGACTGGTGTTGCACCAGGCACTGATCTGGCCACTCAAGAACTCTTGAAAAAGATGTTCCCGACCACTGGTGCAGCCGGTTTAATTAGCCTTTTAGGCCAATAACTAAGACCCAAAAAACGCGGCCACAAGTGGGTCGCGTTTCACAACCCGTCTTTTTTGTCTACGTCTGGCAGCGTCAAAGTCTTTGTCGTCTGCACTCATTTTCTCGCGGTACTTTTTGATGCGCTCTGAGCCTGGCACTGGCCCAGGCGCTTCAGCATCAATGCCATCACCCCATGACCACAGAGGCCGCCACTGGCCATTGGCGCTCACTCTGGTGTATCCGCTGATGTAGACCAAGTCATGGCGGTGCAGATCAAACAGAATCCTTGCAGCACTGCGCCTGGCACAAAAGCACAACTTGGCCAGATCAAGGTCTGAGAGGTTGCCTTTCTTTTGAAGCGCTGCCTCAATGGCAGGCTCTACACGGGGCTTTAAGCCTCTGGCCATGTGCTGGTCTCCATTCGGGCTTTCAAGCGCTCCAGCATCGTTTTAACAACGAATGCACGGGCTTTGACTTCATTGGGGATTGCATGGCCATAGACTTCTGGGTGGACCAAGTCATTGACCAAGTCAAGGCAGGCATCTATGGCTGGTGGTAGGTCATTGTTCACTTAGGATTCTCCAGGCAGTGGCTGCACAGAGAGGCACTTGGCCGTTCCCGATTGCCTTAAATCTGTCCACTCGAGCGGCCACCCCATCAACCACTCTTGGAAAGCCGGATTCATATATCCACCAGTCTTTGTTTCCAATGGTTGCTCTAATTTCGGTTTCCAAGGTTTCATTCTTGGTGGGTTCAATGATGCCTCCAACATTTTCTCTGCCTCCATTTTTGTCAACACTCCCATGTCCACCAGTTTCCGATACTGCATGATCGATCCCTCGCTGGGCATATGACTCGCAGTTGGTGTCGGAAATGTTATTTGCGAAAATCCAGATTCTGTCCCTTTGGTGTGGTGCACCAACGTCTGCTGCTCCCAGCACTCCCCATTTCGCATCAAACCCCATTGTGGCCAGGTCTCCAAGAACAACTCCAAGTCCCCTAGAAGTGAGATTTGGTGAGTTTTCCACAAATACAAACTTGGGTCGTATTTCGTGAATGATCCGCGCCATGTGTTTCCACATTGAGCTTCTTGCCCCTGTAATTCCCTCCCCCCCCCCCCCTGCGGATGAGATGTCTTGGCAGGGAAACCCTCCCGAAACAACGTCAACAATGCCTCGCCATGGGTGGCCGTCAAAGGTTTGTACGTCATCCCAAATCGGGAAAGGCGGGAGAAGGCCGTCATTTTGTCTGGCGCACAATACGCTTGCTGGGTATGGCTCCCACTCGACTGCGCAGACTGTGCGCCATCCGAGAAGTTTTCCTCCGAGTATTCCTCCACCAGCGCCTGCGAAAAGAGCCAGCTCATTCATCACCATCCTTAAACTTCTCCAGCGCAGTCACCTCAATGTGGTCTACCAGGCTTTGCAGAATCATGTGGGCAATGTCCACATCAGTGCCAGCGATGTATGCATTGTTGAGGGTCATGCACTCTTCAATATCAGGCTCATAGGGCGCACCATAAGAATCTCTGTAGCCTTTCTCTTCTGGGCTGTATTCTAGGAAGCAGACCAGATCGACATCTTCAATGGCGCAGTCATACTGGAACAAGTCTTTAGGGCATGGGGGTGTGGGGCCGTAGTTCATGCTCAACCCCTCCAAGCCAACATCACGCCAATGCCACCAAAGATGATGATGGCCAAGACGCATTCGATTAGGGTGGTAATGATTTTCTGTTTCATCGTTTTCTTTCGTTTAGGTTAGACAGTGGTAACAGTCTAAGACAGAAATGAATTATCTGTAAAGAATTATTTTTATCTGTTGTTTTTATACATAAAGCGCAATTAGAATGCGCCCATGGAATCAATTCACACAATACGGGCAAGGGCCAAGGCCAACAAGATCACCATGGCTGCCGTGTGCAATGAGGCTGGCATCCAGCAGTCCCAGGTGAGCCGGTGGCTGTCTGGGACTGTTGAGCCATTGTGGACATCAGTCAATCAATTGCACTTGGCGCTTGAGAAACTGATCGACCAATCACCAGTCCACTGCGACTGAGGCAGCAGCTGCTGGCGCAGAATCTCTGCCGGCCACCACCCCAAAGTCAGATGCAGCCGATGGCTTTGCACCACCAAGCGAGTCACCCTTGGCCAACAACATGATGTTGTTTAGACCATAAGACACACCTTTATTGCCTGCCTGGTCATAAGCATAGGCATTCAAAGAAACACGGCCATAGTCGCCAGAGACAATATCTTGTGATCCAAGAATGTCATGGCCATGGGCATCCACTGCACCAGGCTTGGCTGTGGACTTGGTGTTAAAGAAGTAATGGCCAGCGTACTCTGGACCCAGTGGGCCGCCATCAGATTTCAATTCAGTGTCGCCATCACGCAAGGGATTGCGCACAGTCTTTGGAATCTTGTCACCAAACTTAGCAGTCAATGCGGCCTTGGCTGCCGCTTTCAATTGGTTCACAGTCTCGGTGTCTGTCTTAGGGACAAGCACCTGAGTTGAGAACTCTTCTTTGCCGTTCATCTCATTCTTACGAGCAGTTAATGCTGAGAAATAAGAGAAGCGAACTTTACCGGTTACAACGCGTGTAGACATTTTTGATCCTTTAAGGTTTGAGGTTTTTACGTTTCTGCGATTAAACAGAAATTGCACTTTAGCACAAATGTCAGTTAAGATGCCTGCAAGTTAAAACGAAGGAAACGATATGCAGCTATTCCCCCACCAGCAAGAGGCCAAGCTCTTTTTGCTGTCCAGGCGCAGGGCCATACTGGCCGACCAGCCCCGTGTTGGCAAGACGCTACCCACAGCAGCTGCTGCACTTGAAAACCTACCCGCCCTCATAGTTTGCCCAGCAATTGCCAAGACAGTTTGGGAGGCGGCATTTGCCAAACTAGCCCCCAATGTCTCGGTCCATGTGGTCAATGGAAAGAAGGGCGCTTCAGAGGTAAACAGTGCCGATGTGACCATCATCAACTATGACGTTTTGCAATATGCACAAACGGATTTGGACAGATATAACACGCTAGTGCTTGACGAATGCCACAGGATTAAGAATCCAAAAGCCCAAAGGACCAAGGCGGCCATGCTGGCCATGAAAAAGATCGACCATGTCTATGCGCTCAGTGGCACACCTATTCCAAACCGGCCAATTGAACTGTGGCCCATCTTGCACGGCCTTGGCATTTACAGAGGCGGCTGGTTTGACTTTGCAGTGCGCTACGCAAAGATGTGGAACGCGCCATGGGGCCTAGACACCAGTGGGGCATCTAACCTGGTCGAACTCAAAGAACTGATGCTGCCCCATGTACTCAGACGCAAAAAAGAAGACATCTTCAAAGACTACAAAGAGCCACAAGTCAGCCTGATCACCTTTGACTTACCCAATGACAAACGGGAGCAAACCTTTGATGCCGATGCCTTGATGGCAAACCCCAATGCCTTGCTGGCCTTTGAGGGTTTGGCCGAGATCATGCGCGAGGCCGGCATGAAAAAGGTCAAGGCTGCCAGTGAATTCATCGATGACTTGCTCCAGGCAAACGAGCCAGTGGTGGTCTTTGCGCACCACAAGGATGTGGTGGCCGAGCTGGAAAAATTGCTCATGGTCCACAAACCCGTAATCGTGGTGGGTGATACATCACGGGCCAAGCGCGACAAGGCCATTGCAGACTTTCAGTCTGGCCAGACCAAATGCATCATTGGCAACATTGCCGCCATGTCTGAAGGTGTGGACCTATCGGCTGCCGACACCATTGTCTTTGTCGAATGCACTTGGTCCACATCAGCACTGGAGCAGGCCAGCAGCCGAGTTGAAAATATAAACAAATCAGGCATCCCCCCAATCATTTACATATTGACCATCAAAGCCAGCTTGGACCATACAGTCTTGGCCAAGGTTTTAAAGAAGCTCAATGTGGTCAGTCAGATCATTTAACCCAGGAGAAACCATGCAACATGAAACCCGAAAACACGCCCGACTCTCAGCATCCCGCACGGACAGATTCATGTCTTGCCCAGGCTCATACAGGCTTGAATCCCTCATGCCTTATGAGCCGGCAGGCGAGGCCGCTGCCATTGGCACAGCGATCCATGAACTGTCTGAGATCATTCTGCGCAATGGTGAAATACCAGCCGGAACTGATCCTGACCATGTGGCCATGGCCCAAGGCTATGCAGACTTTGTCAACACTCTGGTCGAAAATCCGCGCAAAAAGCTGATCGAAGTTAACCTAGATGAAGGTCTCAAATCCTTGCATCCAGCCCTTGGTGGCACTGCTGATGCCATCCTGGTCGATGGCAATCATCTTCATGTCATTGATCTGAAGACTGGCCGTGTGGCCGTAGATGCCACAGACAACAAGCAGCTGCTGACCTATGCATTGGGAGCCATGCGCCAGCTCAAGGCGCCAAACACCATCGAATGCACCATGCACATCTACCAGCCGCGAGTCGGCCACAGCAAGTGGACAGTGTCTGGCCTACGTTTAGAGCTGCACGGCAGGCGCTTGCAGTCGGCAGCCGAGTTGGCACTGACCAGTGATGCACCCACAAACCCAAGCCCCGATGCCTGCCGGTACTGCAAGGCCAAGACCATTTGCCCCAGTATGCGTGAGAAGGCCCAAGAGGTCGCTAGAAACGATTTCAAGCCTGATACGACTGTCACCCCTGAGATGTTGGAAGACGCATCACTGGTGGCCGCATGGGCCGATGCAGTGCAGTCTGCTGCAAAGGCTCAGATCACTGAAGGCAAAGCAATCACTGGCTGGGCCATGCGTGCAGGCCGTAAGACAAAATTTTGGAAGGATGAGGCGCTGGTCATGGAAGCATTCAAAGACAACTTAAAGGTGTGGGAACTCAAAAGCCCCAGTGCTGTCTTGAAACTTGGTGTCGAGGTGAGCGAAGACCTTGTCGGTGAGAAGGTGGCTGCACCAAGTCTTGTGAAGGCGAAAGAATAGAATTCACATCCCTGCCAAAAGAAAAGACCTGATAGCGCGTAAACGCTACCAGGTCAAAAATCAACTCTCATGGCAACTAACAAATGAAACCCCTAACTAAAGGAATTTCAGTGACCACTATAACTGAAACACCCCTGCCAGATACATTCAGCCAGTCCCAAGCACTGGCCTGCAAGATAGGCACAGTCGCGCCAGATGCAGTCTTCTGCACCTTTGCCCTGCAAGGCTCTAAGAAAATCCCCTACAAGCGATCTGGCCAAGGTGTGGCCCGTGATACAGACCCAAGCGATCTCTACAACGCTGAAGACGTTTGGGCCATGGAGCAAGCCCCTCATGGCCAGTATCTTGGCCTAGTCCAGCAGCGCCCCATCATCAGCGCATCAGGGAACTATTTGGTTTGCCTTGATGTGGACATGAAGCACGCATCAGGACCGACCAATGTGGCCATTCAGCGCATGGCCAAGTACGTCAAGGCCAACAAGATGCTGACCGAGGTCTCTGTCTCAGGCCGTGGCCGTCATGTGTTCTTATGGGTCTCACCACCCAAAGAAGCTGACCAGGTGCTGCCCAAGTACAAACTTGGTGGCGGCCAAGAATTAGAAGTATTTGGCCTTCCAAACAGTGCCGGCAAGTCAGTGCTACTCAGTGGCAATCAATTGGTCGGTGAATTCCAAGAGGCAGTCGATCTGCATGAGCTGCTGCAAGACTGGGGCATCATTGAGCAGCACCAGCTGCAAGAGCCAAAGCCAACTGCACCAGTGGCCACACAATCATTTGACTTCACCCAATTAGGTTCAAGGCTGGATGACAGCGACCTTGATCGTGCCGTCAAGGCTTTACACCATATTAGCCCAGACTGCGACTATGACCAGTGGATTGAACTGGGCCAAGCGCTGCACACCGAGTTTGGAGAAGCCGGTCTCGGCCCATGGATGACATGGTCCATGGCTGGCCAGAAGTTTGCCGGCACAAAAGACATTGAAACCCACTGGAAGAGCTTTCACCAGGGCAAAGGTGTGGGGCTTGGCACACTCTTCAAACACGCCAAAGACAATGGCTGGGAAGCACCCACCAAACAGACTGAACGCAAGTCAGCGGTGGAAGACTTTGCAGCGGTGATTGGCCAAGCTCAAGCGCTAGTCATCACAGACGCACCAGACCCATCATGGCCAGAGCTTGCTTTAGACCTGACAAAGCTCAATCCCATCGATTACTTAATCGAGGGATTTATGGCCCATTCGTTTTTCATCTTAGCCGGTCAGCCTGGCGTGGGAAAGACCACAGCAGTGCTGTCAATGTGCATGGTCATGGCAGGGTTTTCAGTTGATGGCTGCGAGATTCACGCTAAAAAGAAACGCAAGTCAATTATCGTGACTGAAGACAGTGACCAGATAATCCGAACTCTTTTTGCATATTCTAAGCATTACAAGATAAATAATCTAAACGACTGGTTTGTGGTTATTGATGCTAGAAGGTCTAATGTCAAAGATTTATTAAGGCTTGCACATAATATTGAGCGCCACACTGTTAATGGCATAAAGCCATTATTGGTGCTAGACACGGCCAATGCCACCATGGATATTGATAATGAGAATGACAACTCAGAAGTCGGAGCCTATATTGCCGCTATCAAGCAGACCATATTTGTCCAGCAAAAAGCCCCAGTCTGTATCCTGACCCATACAAACAAAACAATTTCCCGCCAAGACTCCGATGCCATGGCCCGTGGAGCTTCTGCCTTTACAGGCGATGCAACCCTCACAGGCGTGCTTTTCATGGATGAGGATAACCAGCGCTATCTAAAGCTGACAAAGACTCGCTATGAGCCACAGTTCAGAGAGATCAAATTTGACTCAATCACATTTCCAGAACTGGTCACTACCAGCAATGGTGATCTGCAAGAGATCATTTGTCGGGTGGCCATTCCAGCCATGTCGTCAGAACAAGACCGAATGGCCGCCAAGCAATCAATACAAGACAGTGCCAAAGAGCAGCGCATTCAAGACAAGTGCGATGAGGTCTGCATGGTGGTCCAGTCCATCATCAATACACAAGGCAACGTCATCATGCGCAGAGGACCAGGCAGGCCAGTTGTGCCAAAAGAACTCCAAAACGCATACCAACTGGATTGGACTGAAATCTTTTCAAGCGTCAAAGGCTCAGATGCAGGCTATATCCGAAAGCATATTGGCACGGCCATCTTCACCAGATTTGCACCAAACGAGCCACTGTCAGGCTGGGTGAAACTGACATGATCAGTCTAATGCGGAAAGGCGGAACTAATGCGGAACTAATGCGGAATTCCGTATTAGACAATGGCAGGGATTGTTGGATTAGTGGGGTCTTTAGACCCACTTATCCACAGACCAGTCTCGGCTTGGAAGGTACTTCAGTTTCTAATGCGGAAAGGCGGAAAATTCCTTAAGGGCTTTCCGTATTAGAAACGAGCATTTGATGGTCCAACACAAAGGAAAGTTATGCACAAGTTATCCACAATTCAAGAAGATGAGCGCGTTTTCTGCCACAACTGCGCTAATGCGGAAATGGTAGAGCAGCGCCAGTCGATGCCAGCCGAGCAGATGGAACGACACCGAAAGGTCAATGCAAAACCATTGCAGTGGATGTTTGACCAGGCAAAGATAAAAGGTGGATGGGCAACAGTTACATGGTCCGAACATCAATGCAGCCGAACTGGACTGGCCGCATTCCCAACCGATGTCAAACACCGATGCCATTTGTTCCAGACCAAAGCCTCGGCAGTAGAATCCGAAGAATGGTGGTTGACTTAAAACGCAAACGAAAAAGCATTGAACACATTGACCAAGTCAAAGTGGTCCAACACTTTCGAGCGTTCTATCCGAACATCATCATTGCAGCAATACCCAATGGAGGCGATAGAACGGCATCAGAGCGCGTTAGATTGCACAGTGAAGGGGTATTGGCAGGGATGCCAGACCTTTGCGTTTTAGAGCCTAAAAACGGGTTTCATGCGCTATTTGTGGAAATGAAGACCAAGGCCGGTGTGGTTTCAGACAAGCAAAGCGCAGTAGGTTTGCAGTTAAATGCAAAAGGGTATCGGTCAGTGGTCGCCAGATCAGCTGCCGAAGCAATCAAAACAATTGAGGATTATCTGAATGGCCAAACCAAAGAAGAGTGCAAACACATTGAGTGAACTTGCCGACAACATTGTCGAGCGCCAGCTCACACTGCGTGACCAAGCTGCAATCGAGCGCAAAGAGATGAGCAGCATCAATAAGAAAATTCACGCCTTTGGCGGTGAGGCTATGCTCTTTGACCATATCTCACAAGGGAAAACAACCGATTCAGTGATTAAGTCTTTGGACATAAGCATTGGCGGTTTCTACAAATGGATAGAAAAAGATGCCAAGCGGGGGGAACTCCTCGCACGCGCACGCACGCGAGGTGGGAGAAGTTTAGCAGAGCAGACGCTGGAAATAGCAGATAACGCAAGCCCTCAAGAGGCACAGGTGGCCAAGCTGAGAGTGGATACAAGGCGCTGGCTGGCCTCTAAGCAGGCTCCAGATGAGTATGGTGACAAGCAGCAGCCACTGGTCAACATCGACCTTGGAAGCATGGCGCTCGATGCCCTGCGTAAGCGAAGCATCGTATCAGTAGACGATTCTGAGTAAACGAATACCGAAGCATTCAGCTACTTTATACAATGGCCATTATGTTAAGTGGACAAGTCGTTATCCACAGAATTAAGTGCATCAAAGTATTACATCGACAGTTATGCACAGGAATCTGTGGATAAGGTTGGCCAAAATCCGTGGATAACCCAGCGGTGGCCGGCTGGCGGTCGGTGGCCGCGACCCCCCCCTTGGCCGGCTTTGGCGGGGCGACTGTGGCGGCACTAAACACCTACAAAAAAAATTTTTTAAAAAAATTTTGCACTAGTTAACAAACAACACAAATTGTGCAAAAATGTCAACTTCATCAACTCACAACTAACACACTATGCAAACGAAGCAAGCGACAGTCACAATTGATGATCAGGAGTGGATAGTCTTAGACACTGATGAGCCTAAAGAGAACAAGGTGTTTTGCACACTGACGAAGCCAGACAGCACGATTATCTGGCACACATGGGTGAGTATCAACGACATAGTGGGGATTATATGAATATTGAGCTATTAACTAAAGTCAGGCAGTTATTCAATGTTGATTATGTGCCAAGGAGTACAAATAGACATAATCAGAAACAATATATTAAGGCATTAAGGATATTGGGGGATAAATGGTTAATACACCAAAACAACCGAATCCAGAGAATCCAGTGAATCGGAATAAATGTCCACCATGCCATGGAAATTGCAATCAGGGCAGAAACTGTCCGGCTAGAAAATGAAGAGTAATTTTGTAAATAACCATATAAGACTTAACGGCAATGTGCATGGTCATAAGTTAAGACTGTGCAATAAGTGTGAAGAGATGAAGCCGCCCGAGGGTGGTGTGCAGATGAGTGCAGCGAGGTGGATATGTGCCTCATGCTGGACCGACAGGGAGACTGGAAGGAATCTAAAGCAAGCGAGGATGAAATGACTGATTTATTGACAGCGATGCATTTGTCGGTGATGTTGCTGGACCTAAAGATTCGGATGATGGAGGCCATTGATGAGGAGAGGTTTGACTTGGCAATGACGTATCACTTGCTGATACTGGTCAGAACTGATGAGCTAGATGCGCATAAGTGGGCGATGAGTCCCAAGGCTTGGGCCATCTATGAGACCATTCACCCATGAAAGAAAATGTTTTTGCTCAGTGGGTGGACCGGTATCAGCCTGATCCTGTTTTGTTTGTGCGGGAGGTTTTGGGGGTTGACCCTGACCCATGGCAAGTGAAGTTTCTGGGGGCAATAGCCCGTGGGGATCGGAAGATTAGTGTCAGGTCTGGCCACGGGGTGGGCAAGAGTACGGCAAGCAGCTGGGCCATGCTCTGGTACTTTATGACCAGATCGCCAGTAAAAGTGGTGGTGACTGCACCGACAAGCTCTCAGCTGTATGACGCGATGTTTGCAGAACTGAAGCGCTGGATCAATGCGATGCCTTTGCCTTTGCAGGGGTTGCTGACTGTCAAGCAAGAGAGGATTGAATTTAATGCTGCACCGACTGAGATGTTTATTTCAGCCAGGACATCAAGGGCCGAGCAACCGGAGGCTTTGCAGGGGATTCACAGTGAGAATGTGATGCTGGTGGCCGATGAGGCTTCTGGTGTGCCAGAGCAAGTGTTTGAGGCCGCGGCTGGATCGATGTCTGGCCACAATGCGGTGACGCTGTTACTGGGCAATCCGGTGAGAAGCTCTGGGTTTTTCTACGACACCCACACGCGCCTGGCCGATGAGTGGACCACATTCCAAGTGGCGTGTACTGACTCGCCAAGGGTCAGTGTCGAGTACGTCAAAGAGATGGCCATGCGCTATGGCGAGGAGAGCAACGTCTACCGGATCAGGGTGATCGGTGAGTTTCCGAAAGGCGATGATGACACTGTGATTGCCATGGATTTGCTTGAGAGTGCCGTGAATCGGGATGTCGCGCCAAGTGAGTATGCGCCCATGCTTTGGGGCTTGGATGTGGCGCGGTTTGGGAGTGACCGGTCAGCGCTATGCAAGCGCCAAGGGAATGCGGTCACTGAGAATATCCGGACATGGAAAAATTTGGACCTGATGCAATTGACTGGCGCGGTGGTGGCCGAGTACCAGGCGCTGCCACCAAGCCAGCAGCCGAAAGAGATTCTGGTGGATAGCATTGGCCTTGGGGCAGGGGTGGTGGACCGGCTGCGGGAGCTGGGCCTGCCGGCCAGAGGGATCAATGTCTCAGAATCACCCGCGATGGGTGGAACGTACAGGAATCTGAAAGCAGAGCTTTGGTACAAGGCAAGGGCATGGCTTGAGGCCAGAGATTGCAAGATGCCAAAGGATGAGGTCTTGATTGCTGAACTGGCCACAGTGCGGTACTCATTCACCAGCAACGGCAAGATCGCCATCGAGGGGAAAGATGAGATCAAGCGCAGAGGATTGCCAAGTCCTGACAAGGCTGATGCCTTTGTCCTGACATTTGCGTCTGATGCAATGGCGGGAATGTACGGGTCTGGCGGGAGCAATAAGTGGGCGCAACCATTGCGCAGAAACTTGTCGCGGGTTGCATAATTCGGGTATTGACAAACCAATGGGAGAAACCTATGAAGGCAATGAGTAAAGCGCAAAAGAAGGTTGGCAAGGTGATGGGTGAGTACAAGGCCGGCAAACTCCACAGCGGTGGAACTGGCAAGGTTGTGACCAATCCCAAGCAGGCGGTGGCCATTGCCATGTCTGAGGCAAAAATGCCCATGCGCGGTCAGCGCACGGCAAAGAACAAGGCGAAAAAATAATGGCTACTTTAAAACGCACCATGAGCCAGGTCATGGACCGAGAAGAGGGCGAGGACATGAGCGCAGGCGAGAATTGCCCCATGCCCACGCAAGACATTACCCTCAACCTAAAAAACCGAGCCAAGGCAATCACCAGCGCGGCCTATGGTCCTGAGAATCCCAAACTGCCAAACAGCGCGTTTTGGCAAAAGAAGGCTGACCAGTGGGATGTCTCAGCCGAGGATGCCAAGAAAAGCCTATGCGGTAACTGCGCGGCATTCAATGTGTCTGACAACATCAAAGAATGCATTGCCCAAGGCATTGGCATGGAAGCAGACCCATGGGGAACAATCAAATTGGCCGATTTGGGTTACTGCGAAATCTTTGATTTCAAGTGCGCAGCCAGTAGAACGTGCGATGCATGGGTGGTCGGTGGCCCAAACACTGGTGAGCAAGATGGTGAAGATGGCGAGGACATGGGAGATGAAGAATGAAAGGGCTATATGCAAACATTCATGCTAAACGCGAAAGAATTGCTGCTGGAAGCAAAGAGAAGATGCGCAAGCCTGGGGCAAAGGGCGCTCCAAGCGCTTCAGACTTTAAAGCAGCGGCTAAAACCGCCAAGCCAGTGAAGAAGAAATGAAGACTCCAGCTTGGCAGCGTAAAGAGGGCAAAAGCCCGTCTGGCGGCTTAAATGCCAAGGGCCGTGCCAGCGCAAAGGCGCAGGGCATGGATTTGAAAGCGCCAGTTAAGGCTGGCGACAACCCAAGACGCGCCAGCTTCTTGGCACGCATGGGTAATATGCCTGGTCCTGAGATGAAGGGTGGTGAGCCAACCAGGCTGCTGCTGTCATTGAAGGCATGGGGTGCAAGCTCCAAGGCTGATGCCAAAGCCAAGGCGGCTGCAATCAGTGCCAGGAATAAGGCTAAGAAATGATTTGTCCAATTGTCATTGCCACTGTCAGAGGCCACGGGTTGGCCGTGCTGCTGGAATCGATCAAGCAATACGCGCCAGAGTGTCCGGTTTATCTCAGAGGCCCTGAGTCGGTGCTTGAGAATTTCCAAGCTGACTACAAAATTTATGGCCAGCCAAGGAACTTTGGCGAGGACTATAACGAGGTGATTGAGGCAGCGCTCAAGGACTGGTCATCATGCATTGTGGCCAATGACGACATCGTGCTGACACCCACCAGCGTGAAGGTGCTGATGGAGGATGTGGCCATTGTCAGGACCATGAACAGCTACAAAGCAGGGTGGGTGGCGGCTCGAAGTGATGCGGCAAGGTCTGGCCAGAATGTGCGCATTTGCCAGCCTGGTGAGCGACTGAGCTTCTACAAATTCCCGTCTGAGGCCCACATCAAATTGGTCCAAGAGGTTAGCCCAATCTTTGCATGGATATCAAGTGATGCATTTGAAGAGGCAAAGTTTCCCCCTCTGAATTGGTACAGCGATGATGTGCATTGTATGGACTTAATCCAAAAAGGCTACGGCCACTATGTCAGCGCAAGCTATGTCCACCACATTGGCAGCAACACCATTGGCATGAATGCCAAGCAGCTGCATGAGGATGCAATGCCATGGCTCAAAGAGAATCGACCCGAATATGCGAAGGCATGGTTTGATTGATGTATTCGCGGTGGCCTATGAGCGCACCAATGAAATGCGGGTGTTTGTCCAGTCTTGGATAAATCAGAGCGCAGACAACTGGCGACTTACAGTCATTCACGATGGGCCAAGCACCGAGTTTGAAAAGGCGATGCGGCCACTGGCCAAACAGATGCCAGAGAAAATCAAGTATTTTTGCACAGAGTCTAGATTTAACGACTACGGGCATTCTTTAAGACAGATTGGGATTGAGCAGGCCACGGGCGATTATTTGCTGCTAACCAATGCAGATAATTACTTTATCCCCAGAGCAGTAGAGATTTTGAACGTGGCCACTGGGCAGCCTGATGTCATTTTGTTTGACATGGTGCATTCCCACAACCGACCTGGTGGGCGGGATTTGCCAGCTTATTCCTACTTTGAAACAAGTTATAGGCGCAATTCAATTGACATAAGCGCAGCAATTGTGAAGACAGACAAAGCTAAAAAGGTTGGATTTCGGGACAAAGGCTATGCTGGGGATGCAAGCTATTTTGAAGATATCTTGTTAGATGACCAAGATATTTTGGTGGTAAAACTGCCGCACATCCTGTTTGTTCACAATTAAAATTGATCCGAGCCATATATAAGGATTTTTGCATGAGTCACCAACAGCAGCTTATTTTTGTGGCCAGTGTCAAGGACCAATTTCCAGAATACTTCAGCCAAACCAAAGTTTTGGAAGTTGGCTCTCTGAACATCAATGGCAGCGTAAGGCAGTTTTTTGAGAATCCAGACAAATACATTGGCTGCGACTTGGGCGATGGGCCAGGTGTGGACATTGTGTGCCGAGGCCATGAGCTGCCATACCCAGACGGGATGTTTGATGTGGTGATCTCATGTGAGTGCTTTGAGCATGACAAGCACTGGGAAAAGACGTTCCAAAAGATGATTGACTTGGTGCGGGATGATGGTCTGGTGATTTTCTCCTGTGCCACAATAGGCAGACCGGAACATGGCACGAGTAGATCTTTACCAGCTGACGCGCCATTTACCAACGATTACTACCAAAATTTGAGGGAGGAAGATTTCAATGACTTCAAGCCTCTCTTCAAACAATACAAATTTGGCCAGTGCCTTAGTGCAAAAGACCTATATTTTTGGGGATTGAAATGAACGATATTGAAAACCTATCCACCGACATTGCAGCCACCGAGCCAATGGATGAAATGGAACTGCAAGCCATCATCACCCAAGACCTGACTGATGCGGTGAGTTATGTGGACAGTGATCTGTCACCCACACGCGCCAAGGGGACTGAATACTATCGCGGTGATTTATTCGGCAATGAGGTCGAAGGCAACAGCAAGGTGGTGGCCATGGAGGTGCGGGACACTGTCTCGGCCATGCTGCCAAGCCTGATGCGGGTTTTCTTTAATTCTGAGAATGTGGTCGAGTTTTCACCCCGTGGCCCAGAAGATGTGAAGATGGCGCAGCAGGCGACAGACTATGCCAACTATGTATTCCAAAACGACAACAACGGATTTTTGACGAGCTATGCGATTTTTAAGGATGCATTGGTTCGCAAATGCGGCATTGCGAAATTCTGGTGGGAAGATGAAGAGAAGGTCCGGATTGAAGAGTACACCGGCCTAGACGATCAGACCCTAGAAATGCTCATGCAAGAGTCTGGTGCTGAAGTCAAGATCATCACATCCTACCCAGACCCAGCAATTGATGAGATGCAGATTTCCACAGTTGACCCGATGACTGGCCAGCCGGTTATGGCCCCACCCGCTATGGTCCATGATGTGCAGATCAAGCGCATCACAAAGGATGGCCGGATCAGGATCATGGCCGTGCCACCCGAAGAGCTGCTCTTGGACAGACGCGCAAGATCGTTTGACGACTCAACCATCATTGCCCACCGGCAAATGGCCACCATGGCTGACTTGCTCGCCATGGGTTATGACCAGGATGAGATTGAAGAGAATCTGTCAACGACTGACCTTGACAGCAATGACGAGTATTTGGCGCGTCAGCCATTGAGTACCACATTTGGTACAAATGACGCTGCAAACCCAATGATGCGCAGAGTGCTGTACATCGAGGCTTACTCGCGTGTTGACTATGATGGTGATGGCATTGCAGAATTGCGCAAGGTCTGCTGCATGGGTGGTGGCTATAAGGTGGTCAGGAATCTGCCGGCCAGCTACATTCCCTTTGCTGACTTTCCATGTGACCCAGAGCCACACACAAGTCCCCTTGAGGCAATGTCTATTTTTGACATTACCCGTGACTTGCAAGAGATCAAGTCGGAAATACTCCGCAACACACTGGACAGTCTGGCCCAGTCGATTCACCCGCGCACTGCGGTGGTCGAAGGCCAAGTCAACATCGATGATGTCTTAAACAATGAGACTGGAGCCATCATTCGTATGCGCGCGCCTGGCATGGTCCAGCCCCTGACGACTCCATTTGTCGGTCAGGCCGCATTCCCGATGATGGAATACATGGACCAGATCAAAGAAGATCGCACCGGCATGAGCAAGGCGGCCATGGGTCTGAATGCTGATGCATTGCAGTCAAGCACCAAGGCAGCGGTGAATGCCACCATCAATGCAAGCCAAGGCCGCATTGAGTTGACAGCACGCATTCTGGCTGAAGGCATGAAAAAGCTATTTAAAGGCATTTTGTTCTTGGCCACAACGCACCAGGACAAAGCCCGAATGGTCAGAATGCGCAATGAGTGGGTGCAGATCGATCCAAGATTCTGGGACACCAGCATGGATGCCAACATCAATATTGCCCTGGGCAATGGCGACACCAATGAGCGTTTGCAAGCACTAATGATGATCATGGCCAAGCAAGAGCAAATCTTGCAGCAGCTTGGCCCGACCAACCCATTGGTCACGCCCCAGCAGTTCAGTAATACCCTGAGAAAAATCGTAGAGTTATCTGGTTTCAAAGACGCAACGAGCTTTTTCCAGAATATCCCTGCCGACTATGTGCCACCAGCTCCGCAGCAAAAACCATCACCAGAAGAGGTGCTGGCCCAAGTGCAGGCCGAGTCGATCAAGGCAGATATCCAGAAGAAGGCTGCCGAACTTGAACTCAAGCGCCAGCAAATGCTTTTGGATGACGATCTGACCCGCGACAAGATGGCCCAAGATTTGTATCTCAAAAAGTATGAAATTGAGTTAAAGTACAAATCACAGATCAGTACAGCCGAAATTGATGCGGCCCAGAATATTGATCGTGAAGCAATGCGTCAACAGGCATTGTTGGCCCAGCAGCAGGCGGCACAGTTTGTGTCGCAGCCGCAGCCACCAGCGCCTGAGATGATGCCCCCATCAACCTTTCAAGGAATGGCACAGTAAGTGACAAACGAAGACCAAGTAAGTAAGGGCCGAAAGGCCAAGCAGCTGCTAGAGGATGAAACCCTCAATGCAGCAATTGCGAAATTAGAAGGCGACCAACTTTGGGCATTTCGTTCATCGAAACCCGAAGAGTCTGCGAGGCGCGAGACAGCGTGGTGTATGTTGCAGGCCATTGATGGCCTAAGACAAGAGTTGATCAAGATAATGGACAACGGAAAAATTGCACAGAACGCTATCAGCAAATCACAGAAAACCCTAATTTAAGAAATTACTATGGCAGAAACACAAGCAATGAATATGGCCGATGCGACCAGTGCTATCTCGGCAATGTTAGCCCCCGAAAAGGGACAAGCAGAACTTGACGAGACGCAGCCAGCCGAGGAGTCCGAAGAGGAAACCGAGGCAGCGGCTTCTGAAGATGATGACTCTGGTGTGGAAGACGCGCTAGACGAAGAATCTTCAGAGGAACAGTCCGAAGAAGAGGAAGAGCAAGAGGAGCAAGAACAGCCACAGACTTTCACTGTCAAAGTTGACGGCAAGGAAGTTTCTGTCACGCTAGACGAGCTGCAAAAAGGCTATTCCAGAACTCAGGACTACACTCGGAAAACGCAGCAAATTGCCGAAGTGCGAAAGCAAGTCGAGCAAGAGACCCATGCAGTCCGAGCCGAGCGTGAGCAATACGCTCAATTGTTGGGAGCATTGCAAGCCCAACTTCAGTCTTCAGAGCCTCAAGTTGATTTGGAGCGCCTCTACCAAGAGGACCCAATTGAATGGGTTAGGCAAAATGAAATCATGCGACAGCGACAAGAGAAACTAGGTGCTATTCAGTCCGAACAGCAACGATTGTCTCAAGTGGCCCAGTATGAGCAGCAGCGTGCCATGGAAGCCCAACTTGCCAGCCAGCAAGAAGCTCTATTGGCAGCTTTGCCAGAATGGAAAGATTCCAAGAAGGCAAAGGTCGAAAAGGCGCTGGTGATTGAGTCTGCGAAGGCAGCAGGCTTTTCAGATGAAGACTTGAAGAGTGTTTACGACCACCGGCTGGTTTTACTGCTGCGCAAAGCGGCACTGTTTGACCAGATGGTAAGTAAACGCCAAGGCATTAAGCCTGTGGTGAACAATGGCCCACGAACAGCCAAGCCTGGTGCAGCTGGTCGGGTTTCGACAACAACTGAGAGTACGCGAGCAAAGCAGCGTCTTGCAAAAACTGGCCGTGTCGATGACGCGGCTTCTGCAATTGAACTTTTATTGAAATGAGGAAATTATGGCTATTGTTAGCAACACATTCCTGACTTACTCCGCAAAGGGTATTCGGGAAGATTTAAGCAATGTGATCACAAACATTGCGCCCGAAGAAACCCCTTACATGAGCAACATTGGCCGTGAGAACGTGTCCAACAGCTTATATGAGTGGCAGACCGATACATTGGCCGCAGCTGCTGCCAATGCCCAGTTAGAGGGTGATGACGTTGGTACGTTTGACTCTGTGACTGCTACTGTGCGTTTGCAAAACTACGCACAGATTTCACGCAAGACAATCATCTTGTCAGCTACTGAAGAAGTGGTGAACAAGGCTGGTCGTCGCAGCGAATTGGCGTTAACTTTGCATTGATAAGCGCCCGTATTCGGTAACGAATATTGAAAAACTAGGTGAATTGCTGGAAACCCTTTAGAGCCTGATACACCACAACATAGCCCGAAAGAGCAAGTGTGATGGTCCAAAAAGAATCAGGATTAGGCAATCAGCAGCCAAGCACCGCATAAGGTGAAGGTTCAACGACTAGGGAGTAATCCCGTAGGACCAAGTGGTCCGAAGTGCCTAGCCCCAGAGATGGGTGAAGATATAGTCTGATCTTGTATGAGAGTACAAGCCTCGAAAGAGGGTCAGGAAAGTAACGAGTCCTGGCAAACAAAAATGACCAAATCGCAAAGCGTGGCGCTGAAATGAAGCGTGATCAAGAATTCTCTATGCTGAATGGCGCAGTGGCCGCAGCTGGTGATTCTACGACTGCTCGCACGACGGCTTCTTTGGGCGCGTTTGTGAAAACAAACACCGACAAAGGAACTAATGGTGCTGACCCATCCTACACAACATTGCCAAACAATGCCCGTAGTGATGGCACAGTGCGCACATTTACTGAAACCATTTTGAAAAATGTGATTCAGAAAGTGTGGACAGCTGGTGGTACACCTAAGATTTTGATGTGCGGTCCTGTTAACAAGCAGCGCGTATCAGGCTTCTCTGGTATCGCTTCCAGCCGCTTCAACATTGATGGAGGCGCAAAGCCTGCCACATTGGTCGGTGCAGTTGACATTTATGTCTCTGACTTTGGCAATGTGCAAGTGATTGCAAACCGCTTCCAGCGTGAGCGTGATGCATGGGTAATCGATCCTGACTACGCCAAGATGACAGTGCTGCGCCCTTACAGCCAAGTCGAATTGGCCAAGACTGGCGATGCTGAAAAGCGTATGCTGATCGCAGAATGGGGTCACAAAGTTACGGCTGAAAATGCCCATGGTCTGGCAGCAGACCTGATTACTTCCTAATCGGAAGGTCAACGGAAAGGGCCGAGGAAACTTGGCCCTTTTTTTAACATGATTCACAAAAGACTACTCAGCGAAAACAGAGATCAAGGCATCAAGCGCTACTGGCATGAAAACCCAGAAACTGGCGATGTGACGATCCAAACAGAACAAGATGTCACAGCGGTGATTGAGGCCAACAAGGCCATCTATAACGCTGTGGATGAGAAAGCCAACTGGACTGGTGAGTGGCACTTGGTCGCATCCATCCCCGAATCCCTTTATTACAAGATGAAGGCCGAGGGCAAAATCGATGACCAAGAATATATGAAGCGTTGGCTCAACGACTCCGACAACCAATTTTTTAGAACTAGACCTGGGAAAGTATGAGCAATTACATTGCAGTTTGCACCCCTGCCCGTGACCAAGTCCACACCAACTATTGCTATTGCATGGTTAACCTTGTGGCTTATCACACACTCAACACCGAAGACGCTATCAGTCTGAAATTGATGCAAGGCACGATCATCCAAAACCAAAGGGCTGACCTTTGTTTGGATGCCATGAAAGAGGGATGCACCCATATCCTTTTCATTGACAGCGATATGACCTTTCCACAGGATATGGTGGAAAGACTCTTAAAGCACGACAAAGAGATTGTGGCGGCCAACTGTGCCAAGCGCAGAATGCCGACTGGCCCAACTGCCCAGAACTATGATGAGAACGGCAAACGAATTCCTGTCTACACCATGCCAGATTCCACTGGATTGGAAGAGGTGGGAAGCATTGGAACGGGCATAATGCTGATCAAGCGAGAGGTGTTTGAGGGTATGTCTGAGCCATGGTTTGATATGCCATGGCAGACCACCAGAGGCTACATGGGTGAAGATGTGTTCTTTTGTAAGAAAGCTCAAGAGCTAGGCTACAAGGTTTACATCGACCACGATGTCTCTCAAGAGATTGGCCACATTGGCTCTTTTGAGTTTGGCCACCCTCACACTTGGGTTGTGAAAGAAGAGATGGACAAAGAGGCGAAAAATGGCACTTAGCACCTATGCAGAACTGAAGACATCCATTGGTGACTGGCTCAACCGGTCGGACCTGACTTCTGTCATTCCTGACTTTATCTCTCTGGCCGAGGCGCAAGTGGAACGTACACTGCGCACCAGGCAGATGATTGTCAGGGCCAATGCGTCTTTTGATGCGCAATATGGCGCAGTGCCTGCTGACTTTTTAGAGACCAAATCCCTCAAGCTCACAAGCACAAACCCCCAGACACCATTGGAGTTTTTGAGCATTGATGCCTTGGATAATAAGGCTTCAGAATACACCGGCAGTGGCAAGCCAAGATTCTTTGGCATTGTTGGTGGCCAATTCCGAATTGTCCCAACACCAGACGCAACGTACACCACCGAGTTGACCTATTACGCCAAGTTGTCAAAGTTATCAACTAGCAACACTACAAATTGGCTTTTGACATCAAACCCCGACATTTATCTGTATGGTGCGCTATTGCAGGCTGCACCATATCTGCAAGATGATGCGAGAATCCCAACATGGGCAACGCTGTATGAGCGAGCCTTGAACGATTCACAAACTGCCGATGATCGCAGTGCATCTTCTGGTGGTGCATTGCTTACCCGTGCAAAGACTTTTGGATAAGGACTGATATGTCATCTTTTACCGACTACACCGAAAACCTAGTTTTAACCTGGCTGCTGACCACAGGCTCGGCCACACGCCCCACGGCTTGGTATGTTGGCCTCTTCACGGCTGCACCCAGTGACACTGGTGGCGGCACTGAAGTGTCTGGCAGCGCCTATGCGCGAGTTGTGACCGGCACGATCACTGTCTCTGGCACAAGCCCCACAAACGCAACAAACGCAGCGGCCATCGAGTTTGCAGCTGCCAGCGGTGGAAACTGGGGATCAATTGGCTGGGCCGGCATCTTTGACGCATCTACTGGTGGCAATCTATTAGCCTGGGCAGCGCTGAGTACAGCACGCACCATCAATGATGGCGATGTGCTGCGCATTCCAGCTGGCGACCTTGATGTCACATTGACATGACATGGCAGCTTACGGCTCTGGCCCATACGGACAAGGGAAGTATTCCTATGGCGTAAGCCTTGGGGCGGTTACTTTCGCGGCCACCAGCACGGCTGCAATCAATGGTCAACGCATCTGCAAAGGTGCGTTTTCTGTTTCAGCTTCTAGCACAGAGACAGTCGCGGCCAATGTCGTCAAGACGGCATCATTCTCGGTTTCAGCGTCTAGCAGCGCATCAGCTGCTGCGCAACGGGTGGCCAATGCCTCGGCCACGGCCACAAGCGCCAGCACCATGTCAATCAGCGCTTTGCGCTTTACAGTGGCAGCAGCAACATTTGCAGCAAGCTCTAGCGCCAGTCTGGCAGCCACCAGAGTGGCCATTGGGGCATTCACATCAGTAGATGAAAGCGCCATGTCTGTGGCGGCTGTCAGAGTCCCACTGATTCAGATTCTGATTGAAGACTTTGCCGTGATGACTGTCGGCACTAGCGTGATCGTTAGCCAGGCGGTGACGATTACGGCTGAATCTGGCATGAGCGTCAACGCGACCAGACGACAAAGCAGTGCAATTGATTTCACTTGCCAGTCATCCATGACGATTGCTGGCAATCTAAAATGGGTGGCAGAGTCTGACACGGCAGAAACTTGGAATGAAATCTCTGACAATGCAGAGACTTGGACACCGATCACAGACACATCAGAAACATGGGATGCAATTGCTGACAGCAGTGAAACTTGGTCATCAATTGCGGATAATAGCGAAACTTGGCAAATAGCCGCATAGGGGTAAAAAATGGCAGATACAACTACCAGCAATTTGTTGCTGACAAAACCAGAAGTCGGTGCATCCACAGATACATGGGGTACTAAGATCAATACTGATCTGGACACCATTGACGCATTGTTTGATGCTGGCCCATTGCTCAAGGTCACAAAGGGTGGCACGGGTGTTGGCACAAGCACTGGCTCTGGCAACAATGTGTTGTCAACAAGCCCAACTCTGGTAACTCCTATTCTTGGCACGCCAACCTCTGCAACATTGACAAATGCAACAGGCTTGCCACTAAGCACAGGCGTAACAGGAAACCTGCCAGTTACAAACTTAAACTCAGGAACATCTGCTAGTGCTTCAACATTCTGGCGTGGTGATGGAACATGGGCGACTGCTGGTGCTACTCCTGCTGGTTCAAACACTCAAGTTCAATACAACAATGCAGGTGCATTTGGCGGTATTACTGGTGCTACTACTAACGGGACAGCGTTAACTCTTGTTGCCCCTGTTCTTGGCACACCCGCAAGTGCTACTTTAACAAATGCCACAGGTCTGCCAATTGCAACTGGTGTCTCAGGTTTAGGCACTGGTGTTGCCACTGCTTTAGCAGTTAATGTTGGGTCTGCTGGCGCACCAGTAGTTAATGGCGGGGCATTAGGAACTCCATCTAGCGGTACTGTAACAAACTTAACAGGTACAGCAAGTATTAACATTAACGGGACTGTTGGTGCTACTACAGCAACCACTGGTGCTTTTACTAGTATAACAAGTACAACCGCAACTGCATCGGGTGTTGTTTTAGATACAAGTACAGCGGGTAAGGCAAACATTGCATTAAAAAGTGTTGGAACACAAAAAGGAATAATTGGACTTTCGGGTGCAATATTAGGTACAACCGCAACAGACCTTGCTCTGTTTGCAGAAACTGGTGGCGCAATTAAGTTGTATGCCAATGGCGTAACAACAAACT